ATGTACCCGGCAAGAAGATGCTCAATCCCTTCTCTGGCACGACTCGACTTAAGCGCCAGCTGCCCAGCGACACAATCCGGGAGATCGAACTCCTCCAACGTCTCCGCAAGCACGAACTCATGCGGCTGGAGCATGAACGGATCTTCCTTCGTATGCCCAGCAATGCTGAAAGGAAGTAAGGCAGGAACTTTCGGCTCTTCTACCAGCAGATTCTCACCGAGTCTCACATCGAGACTGGCGGGATTTACCAACTCCTGGAGAAACGGCGAGATCAAGCCCCGCCGCGCCAGGTTGTGGATCTCATGATCACACAAGATCGCCATCAGTCAGCCACCACAACCGGAGTGGGCTGCTGGAGCGCCACATGCTTCCAAGTCTTGCCGGACTTGATGCAGTTGATGGTGGTGACATGAACGCCAAAGTCACGAGCAATTTTTGCGACGGACTTCCCACCAGACGCGATCTGCCGCTTAATTTCCAACACCTGCCCCTCGTTCAACACCGCCACACCACGCTTGCCCTTGCGGCTGGACTTACGAGTCTTACTTTGAGACTTGACCTTTTGTACGTCTGATGTACGTACAAGCTTCTCGCCTGCAGGCAGGGAAATTGTCTGCTTGGGCTTAGTCAGATCCAGCTGAACGTGCTGGGACGTCTCCAGTGCAAAGCGTGCTGCTTCAAGTGCTTTTGAGATCTGGTCGAACTGGGATTCAGAGAGGACGTACATGCTCATGAGTAAGAACGGGTGCAGTGTAGTAGGGGAAGCTCAGTTTTGAAGCTCCAGTTTGATGGCGGCCTGGAAATAGCCAGCCACCTTGAGGCGGCGATAGACAGAACCGCCCTCCTCGGTCTGCTTATTTTCGATGGCGTCGTAGTCGCGGCGAGCCTCCTCAAGGGAAGCCATGGTCTCAATGTTGAGCATGTTCAGCTCGCTATCGGACAGCTCGGACAACTTATCGAGGTACACCAGCTTCCCGCCCAGCAGATAGGAGCGGTAGAAGGGCACCATTGAAGTTTCAGTCATTCGTGTTGGATCAAGTTCAGTCGAAGTAGAGGCGGCGGCGCTCTTCGACCCAGGCATCGTACTCAGTTGGATCAGCAAATCTGTGCTTGAAAACGTCCGGCACCTCAGTCGAGGGCTTGCGTGGAACGCTGCGCAGCTCACGCATGTCGTTGTCGTTGTAGCCCCGCGATTGGCGGTAGTAGTCGGCGTACCAGTCAGTCATGCGAAGTAGTTGGGATCTTGCTGGCGTATCCGGGTGAGATCCGTGAGTCTCAACTTGAGAATCTCGTGGATCGCCAGCTGTGCAAGTCGAGTGGAGCTGATGGTGTCGCTGGTGGCGAACACGTAGATGAGATGGCGATAAAGCTGGGTCAAGGTTCGAACCCGGACCCAGTGCGTATCCCCAGGGATAGGCTCTAGACCTACTTCCCAGTCGTCATAGTCGTCCTGGTTACGTAGGTCACGAGCTTCAGTCGTCCCAATCAGACGTGTCGAGTGGAGTCCAGTCGTCGACCCGATCTGTGAGCATGGCCCGGAGTTCGGCATCTGTCGCTGGAATCAAGTCTTCATCTGAAAAGTAGAGGGTGCCTCGGCACAGGGCAGGCCCCCACTCCGCTGGCTCGAAGGCGGTCTGCGCATAACGCACCACCATGTCGTCAACAACGGCATCGACCACAAGATGGTCGCCTTCAAAACGCAGCTCCTCAATGCTTTGTACCTGGCTCATTTGACCTCCTGTGCAGTTTCGCTGGGGAGCACGGACTCCATCCACTGATCCCACGACATTTTCAAGAATTGCTCCAGCTCCAGCAGCTGGGCCACCTGTTTCTCGTCGTAGGCGGTATTGAGGCCCAGCTCGCTGTAGCGGTTGACCTGTGCCTGGAGCGAGTGCCTGGCCCAGCTAACGGCGTAATACCAGGGGCTGAGGTTGAGGTTGTCGACTTTGGCTTGGAATGGCTCGTACATTGTTAATCAGTAATAGAGGGCTCGCCTTGGCGGGCTTGCCCTTAGTGTTGCACACAAACAGCCCAAGCGCAAGGCCAGGCTGTTGCATTTCTTCACAACCGCGAAGGCAGCTGGGGCTGGCTACGCTTTTGGCCTAGACCTTTTTTGAGGGATCTAGGCGGTCCAGTAGCAGCCGGCTGCGGGAAACAAGGTGGACACCGCGTGAGGACCCACCACCGGCTACCTATTTGCCGTAACGCGCCAGCACAGCACGTAGCCCTGCTGCCTGCGCATACGGCCCTTGGCGGATCGGGTGGGCGAAGTACGCCTCCCGATAGACCTTGCACAGCTCAAAGTCGCTGGGACCGTCTTGCTCGTCGGCCTCAAGCTCCACCGCACCATCAGGCGGCAGCACGGTCTCCCCAAAATCTGGAACGCGATCAGTCATGGGGCTGCTCCTTCAAGTTCGTCAGCGATGGCTAGCAGATCAGTGACATCAATCCTGTACTCGGTCTCACCATCATCGAAGATGATGCGATAGCCCAATTCATTCGCAGCAGCTCGCAGGGCGGCGGCAATGGCGGTTGTCCGCTTAGCCGCCAATTCCCTCTGGTTGTATGCAGTAAGCACTGCCTGCGCGGCGGGTGAAAGTTTAGACATAGAAGTGGAAGCGACTACTGGGCGTCGAGACAGAGCAGTTTGCGGATCCGAGCCGCTTCCTGCTCGTAAACGTTCATACCCTCAAACTCGTCGATACCTGTAAGACGGCACATTTTTGCAAGATCCTGTCGAAGGCTTTCATCAAAGAGACGTTCATAAAGAAACTCTCGGATTTCGATTTTGTGCTGGCGGGTCATTCGGGAAGTTGTTCAAGGGCGCGGCGGATGGTGTCTTGGCAGTCAAGAAATGCCGTTGGATTAGGGCCAGTAGCGATATGCGCTAGGGCATCAAGCGCCTGCTCCTTCAAACTCGGCGGCTTGGAGCGGCGGGCGGCGCGGAATGAAGGAAGCAAGTCTTGGTGGCCACACAGAGTCTGCTGCTCCAGCCACTCACAGCACGCCTCCAGCTCTTGATCGGCGCCCCATTGAGCGGCGAGGGTGGCGAACTGCATCTTGACTTCAAACATGCCGGAAGCGGCCAACGCTATATCGGACCACTGCTGTACCAGCTCTGGCGGCGGGGTGATTGGATGTTGTGTCATTACACAAAAGTTTTTAAGTTAGGTACAAAAGCTAGTCGTACCAGTGGATTTGGGGGTGGATGGCCCAAGCGTGAGACGCCTCAAGGACGCACAGAGGCTTGGGCTCTATCAGCCCGATGCCGAAGCAGAGCGGGAACCCTTCTATTGTTGCACACCTAAGGCTTCTGGCTCGTACTGCGTGAGGACGCAGACGTCAGCGCCTTGGCGGAGTGCCGTGCCAACGATGTAGGCGAACTGTTTCGGGGCGTCGTCGGACTCCTCGATCTGGTACTCCTCCACCTCGTAGGCCATGCCCTTACGGAACCACGAGACGCGGACCACGGCGAGCAGCTCGTAGGGAATGTCGCCGACGGTGTACCCCAGGGTGGGCTTCCTGGGGCGTTTCGGCTGGGGCGGTTCCTTTTTCACGGGATCTCTCCAAAACACCCACGCGGCAACCCGCATGAGCCCTAGGAAAAAGTTAGGCGTTTTCACCCTTGTTGAGTTCGGCTTCAATAAGTTTGCGGACCCACAGGCTAACCGGCACGTCGCAATCCTTACAGTGTTGAGAAAGTTGTTCGTAAAGCACCGGAAGCATGGTGACACTTACAACTTTTCTCCCATTTTTTATATCGGCCATTTACTTAAGTAGATCAGGACGAATGGATTCAACAAGTTCTACCAAGTCTTTTTGGTGCGACTGCAACCACTCAAACTCATAGTCGCAAACATCACAATTACGCCCATTTACCAGTTGCTTGTGGGTTTTTGGCGGGCGGCCATTTTCGTCTCGGTACACTTGTTTTACAACTTTGCCGTGCTGATTAGCTAACTTAGTTGCTTCTTTAGGCGAAGCTCCACCAAGCTCTTGCAAGGCTTCTTGCAGAGATAGCATTTTTGTTCCCGGCAATAAGTATTCACTTCCGCCTGCACGAGCGGCGTGATTTAAAACAATATCTTTCAACAAAAGTTGTGAACGGTCATCCACACCGCCCAGTTTTTCAAGGAGTGCCAAGCTGCGTTCCACTGTTGTAAGCACGTCCGGCAGCACCGGCTGAGTGTCCCGCACTTGGGACACTCCGAGTCGTTCCTTCAGGTAGGCGTTGATGCCCACGCGACTAAAAGCCAACAAAACAGCACGCGCTTGGTGACTGGGGCTGATAGCGGTTATTCCGTAGTGTTCGAGAATGAACGGGGCAGCGTTTTCAGGTATCCCGCCTGTCTCACCCCAGCTCGCCACGTGAACGGGCTCAAACCCTTGCAGCAGAAGGGATCTAGCGCACGGACGGGGATTCTCGTGAACAGCTGAACTGAGACTTTGGCTAAGCCCGGACGCGGCTACTCCGGCCAAATCAGCCATTCCGCGAATAGAGATGCGGAAAGTTCCGTCGGCTTGAAGTTTGAACTGGGATGGATCCCAAGAAGGCTGTGTAACTAGATCGGACATCAGACTGCCAGCAACCTGGCTGGCGTGATCGGGGTCAGTTAGGCCAGGACGGGGGTGGGTGGTGCCACCCCTGATCCGTCCTTTAGATGTTATCGGATCATTCCCACATCTGGGCCGCCTCCTGCATCATCCGCGCAAGCTCGTCTTCGGTGCGCTCTTGCCTTGGGGATACCTCCAAAAGCTGTCCCCCCTGGGCAGATCCATTGGTGTCACTGGTTTCTGAGGGGGGACAGGGGGTGAGGTTGTCCCCCTGCTGTCCCCCCTCCTGCTCGACAGGGGGGACAGGGGGGGACAGCTCCAAAGCCTGTCCCCCCTCACTTTCCAGTCGTACCAATGCTTCTGCCAGGGGGGGACAGGTATTTTGGGTCTTTTCACGCGAGGTAATTGCTTGGTACGAAGTCCTCTCTGGCGCTTCGTACACAGCAGCCACCAATCCACGTGACACCAAGCGCTGGGTCGCCTTCTTAATTGCGGTGACGCTGCCGCCGCACAGAGCATCCGCCGCCAAGTCAGAGCGGGTTAGCGCACGTGGATAAACCGCCCGCAAGCGCTGGAGCACCCGATCCACCACCGTGGCCGGTCCTTCGCTGCCATCGGTCTCCACGTAATCCGCCAGCGAGAACGTCAGATCGTTCTCCAGCTTCATCAGCAGCTTGGAACCATCCCGGCCGGTGCGGGACTTCTCGACGGTGATTAGACGGGCGTTAGCGCCGGTCTGCGCCATTTGCTGGGGCGTAGGCCGCCGAAGACCCCACACCTCGTCCACGGCGTCCCTGATGGCCGTAGAACCCCGGAACCCGCCGGTTTTGTTGGCGTGGTGGATCAGCAGGATGGTGCAGGCCGGGAAAAGCCTTCCGTTGTTGTTCGCCAGCCAGTAGATCGGGCTCGCAAATTCCTTTTTGTTTTCGTCGAACGCCGAACCCCTGCTGCAGCCAGTGATCGAGTCAATGATCACGAGCTTGGGTTTGTGCTTCTCGATCAGCTTGACGAAGCGGTAGTACCAGTTGAGGTCCCACCCCATCACCACCGTCACGGGGTCAGTCCGGCGAAACTCCAGATCCCGCATCTGCTGCTGAACCTGAACCTCGGACTGGTCGCCATTAAGGATCAACACAGATCCCGCCTGCACTGGAACAAGATCCCCGCGCACGGAGAACGGAATCCCCCGCGCCACGTGCTTAGCGATGGTCCACGCGGACATGGATTTGCCATCACCACCAGCGCCGTGAATCATCACGGTTCCAGGGCAAGGCAACAGATCCGGGATCAGGTACTCAAAGTTGAGGTCCTTGTCGAGCAGATGAGACATGGCCATCTCGTCATCTTGCTGCTCAAACTGCATCTGAGCGATCAGCAACCGCTCCAGCGCCCCAGCGTCCCGATAACCAGCCTCTAGCGCCAACACGTTCATCGCGTGGGCGGCTTCAGCCGGATTTTGAATCTGCTGGATCTCTTTCGCCCGGCGGATCACCTCGGCATAGGTGATGACGACTTGCCGAATTCGGGTGACGTTATCCGCCTCAACGCTTTCAACAACCTTCCGCAGATCCTCCGAAAGCCACATACGGCCCGGAAGCTGCTGGTCCGCCATCCAGAAGAGCGTCCCAAGGCTGACTGGCCCCTTCCGAAAGGACTTCCAGACCTCCTCGCAAGGATTGCCGTCTGCCCAATCCTGTGAAAATTCAGGGTCTTCCGCCGACCACGCGGACCAAAGCGTCAAACCAAGGTCAGTCGGCAACTCCGAGTGGATCGCCATCCCCACCTTGACCCAGTGATCCCGGCTGCCATTGCCCTGCCCCGGAATCACCTTCAGCGCGGACTGGATGATCTCAGCCACCTCAGCGGGGTCTCGATCCGAGAAATCCAGCGCCTTGCGGTTCTTGATAAACCCGCCGTCCTGGATCTCCTTACCGGCGTGATCGCGCATCTCCGCCAGCAACCACTCAGGAGCGTCAGGAATCGCCTCCAGGTCGCCTTCAAAGCCATATTGCCCTTCTGGTGCCTTCCCATCACTGGAGCCCGGATAAGCCCCGTAGATGACGCCCTGACGGCCCCAGAGCACCTCGTACCCAGCGCCGGTATCCGACAGCCCAAAACCCTTCACCGAGCCCCACAGAGCCTCAGGAACGCGGAACAGGTACTTCGCCGCGTTCGCCTTGGTCGACGTAACGACTGGAGCACCCTCCAGCGAATCCCCCCACTTTTTCTTGAGACGGCTGAGATTCCGATCCACGTCGAGAATCACGAGTCCAGCGCTGCGACCGCCGGTAAACACACCGACTGCCTGGAACACATCCGGCTTCCGCTCGATCTGGAGCGCCACATCCGACGGCGCCATCACCTGATGGTGGCTGCGCTCTAGCGGCGTCTTGCCCTTCGAAATTTTCCCGGACTGGATCGCCTGATCCTTGGCGTAAATCGGTGCATACGCCAATCCAACAGGCAGCTGGCGCACAAAAGCCAGCAGGTCCTGCGTCTTACCTTGCGACATGTTAGAGTCTCACATGAGAACGACTACCACGCCCTGCAGCTTTTCCGCTGTGGGGCGTTTTTTCAGCCTAGCCAGCGCTGTCAAGGCGTGTTAGTGTGTTACTCGTTGGCACTCAGCCGACCACACCAAACACCTACACAAATGGCTTTCCTTTCAAAATCCGCATCTGCAAACGTCAACGGCGGCAACAGCGGCGGCGGCTACCTAAGCCTCAGCAAACTCCCCGATGGTGGTTCCGTCCGCTTCGCCCTACTCACTGACGAACCTCTGGAGTTCTACGAAGCCTGGGGTGCCGCCAACGGCGCTAACAAGCCCTTCCGCTTCGACTTCGAGCCCACCTACGAAGACGTGGTTGCCGAAATGGGCGAGTTCGAGCCCCGCGAAGGACGCGGCGGCCCTGGAACAGCAGACGTGAAGTTCGCCATCGCCTGCCCGGTCTACAACTACGAATCCGGCAAAGTCCAAGTCCTGCAGATCACCCAAAAGTCGATCCTCAAGGAAATCGACCAGATCTCCCAAATGGAGGATTACTCCAATCTTCTGGAGTGGGACTTCACCATCAGCAAAAAGGGCAGCGGCCTTACCACTGAGTACACCGTCCGCCCAGTCCCCCGCAAGAAAGGGAGCCAAGAGCATATTGATTCCGCCTGGATCGAAGCCAAAGCTGAAGGCTTCGATATTTCGCGCCTCCTTTCAGGCGGGAACCCCTTCAAGGCAGCTTGATCTCGCCTCAAATTTTCAAGGCCCTCTTTACCGGGGGCTTTTTTGCTGGTAAGGTGTAAATGGGAAAAACTATCCAAATGCCTAATACACAAGACACACTTGCTGGATTAAGGCGTTGGAAGCTGGAACGTGACGACGAAAGCGACCCCGGCGGCAGGATCTACCGGGATATTAACGGTAACGTGTATCACAGTGTAACTAGAATACTAAAAGAGACAAGCGACACCACCGGACTGGAACGCTGGGTTGCTCGCCTCGGCGAGGCCGAGGCTTCACAACAAAGAAATGTTGCAGCAAACAGAGGCAATATGACGCACAATCAAGCGGAATATCTATTAAAAACCTCAATGCAATTAGCCCGTTCAACAGCAAACAAAAGAAACTCTATTCGCTGGGACGAACAAGGCCTGGCGCGTATTCCAGCCCCCATCACCCAATGGGCACTCAAAAGGGTACGCCCCAATGTTCCCCCAGTAGGATTCAGCGCAAAAGGTTACGCTCGATCACTATCTGACTGGATCGCTGAAAACGTAACCGAGATTTTTGCTAGTGAATTCAGCATTCACCATCCCGCAGGTTTTGCTGGAACAGCAGACGCCTTACTTACCGTAAAAGGTAAACAAGGCATTCATGTTGTTGACTGGAAAACCAGCGTGGGACGTAAAACCGACCGTGACGACAGGCTTCCCAGCGGACATACTTATATCGACCAGTGTGGAGCGTATTCACTGGGACTCAAGCATTTAACCGGCTTAAAAGCATCCGGCGCCGTGATTGTGCTGGCACGTCGATGCGGCACTCCCAACGTCCACTACATGGATGCAGCAGAACTAGAACAAGCAGAAAAGTCATTCATGGAACGCTGCCACAGGTATTTCGAGAACCTACAAACGGCCATTCATACTGCCTAAAACTCCATTCACTGGAACGCCATTCAAGGCCATTCATGTATTGTTTTGGCCATTTATAATGCCAATACCTGGTATTTATTGGCGATACTGTTAATACATCCTTCCGTAGTGGGAGGTCCGCTGGGGCAACTGGGGCGTCTTGCGGTGCGTCTCGTGAGTCTCACTGAGAAGGGGAATGGGAATCATTCTCAAGCCAAGGCAAAAGGAAAGGCTCCCATGGTGGGAGCCTTTAGCCCTTAACCGCTAACGCGATTGATCTGTAACTGGTATGCGTGCCTGTAACGCTCCCGGATGTTGGAGCGGGCATCTTCTGGGGTATCGGCGAGGGTGCTCTCGGTGAAACGCTGGGACTCACCCTGAAAAACGTGTTGAAGGGTGATGTTGACGGTGTAGAGAGTTTTCATTTCGTGGAACGGCTACGGGGCCTGTAGTTGGCGCGGGGTTTGCCGGCATCGGCGCGGGGTTTGCGTGGGGCGCCTGGTGGTTTCCTGGTGGTAGGAGTTGTGCGCGCTTTTTTTGCACTTAATTTCAAACCAGCTGGCACGAGATCGCTCGGGCAGGGTTCGCCGCCATTGCGAGCCTGGCACTGATTCCAGTACGGAATGACGGACTCCCAAAGCTCCCGGATCCCTTCCTTGCCGTGCAACTGGTGCAGCCGCAGCAGATCACGCCACTCAATCTCTGAGAGCGTGGAGCGCTCCGCGCAATAGCGCAGATCCCGCAGCGCCCGTTTCTCCTGGCGCGTCATTTCCCGTTCAGCTTCCCGCTGATCTCGGGCAAGCTGCTGTCTTTCCTTCTGACTGGTAAACATCTCCCTATGGGTGAGGGTTACCCTGCGACATTAACACAAGCCACCACCCCGGCCAACCACATTAAGTTGTGCAACAGTAAGAGGGGGTGACGGCTGGGACGTGTGCCATGCTTGGGGCTGATCACCGATACGCCGACCCATGGCACGCGATCTCTGGATCCACCCCGCACCTGCTCAGCCGGACGACTTCCTGCTGCTGCAATACGAGAATCAGTATGGCTATCCCGAAGGTGCCAGCACTTCGATTTATCAGCACCCCTGGAGCCAGCATGACTACATGGGGTTGGCAGCTGAGATGGAGATTGTCCGGGAGCTAGACGATGGCTACCGGGTCCGGCTGATCGCCTACAGCTGGAGCGTCTGGCCTGATGGCGCCTCGCCGTCTTGCTTCGAACGCTTCAATGGTTGCTCGGCCCAATACTGGGAGAGCCACGAGACGTTCGGCCGCTTCACCGATGCGGAAGCCTACGCGCAGTTCTGCTGGAGCCGCTGGCGTGCTACCGGGACTGGCGGTTCTGCCGGGCTGCTCTGGCGCGACGATGTGGACTCGCACCTTAACCCGGTTCCTGCCCTGGCTTGACGCCGGGCCGGCACCGGTTCTACACTCACACACGAGACCCCACCCATAGGCTCACATCATGACCGAAAGCACTTTTCATTGGACTGGAACACACGTTGACGGCTCCCGCGCCTGCGCAGTGGTTCGCTACTCAGGCCCGACTGCCGGTGGCCGTGGTTCCCGATGGCTGGCAACAATCAAACGTGATTCCACCACTACCTGGCGTGGTTCTGCCACGTTCCAAGAAGGCCCCATAACTGCTGCACTTAGGGCAGCGGGTAAGGCTGGCGTCGAATGGCAGGCCCTCACCTGTCACAGCATCGATGCCGATACCTACGCTGTGGGGTTCTGATCATGCTTAAAACTCTGACCGTTTGGGATGTGGAGCTGACCGATACGTTCGGCGGCGAGGCTAACCACAGCTGGGTGCGACGCGATCAGCTGGTACTGCCCCAGGATGCCAGCCGTAGGCAGGTTGTGACGGCTGCCAAGGCTGCCCTGGGACTGACAGGTTGCCGGTGCCGGACGTTCGAGCACGGCGAGGGCTTTGAGCTTCGCCCGGTTGGCTCGTGCACTGTTGCTTTTGTCTTGCCGTCCTATTAACTGGCGCACCCACCGATCAACGGCCCGGCCATCGTGTCGGGCTTTTTCGCGGCGCTCGCTTCGCTCGCTTGCGAAACGTGAGAGTGGAGAGGTTACCATAAGGGCACAGCAGTTTGTGACATTAACCGTGGCGGATCTTGACGGCCAGGATGTAACCGAACCGCGAACCGTCGGCAACGATGAAAGCAAGCGGTGGCGCGGTGGACGTGGCAGCAGTGCTCAGGTTGAGCAACGGGTCAACGCTTGCTACGCGTACATATTGGAGGGTGGAACCCGTCGGCAGGTAGTTGATCGCCTCGTTCAACGGTTCAACATCAGTCAGAGAACAGGTCACGACGACTACGCAAAAGCGCAGGAGCTTCTAAAGGCCGAACAAGTGGCCACCAGATCAGATTTGCTGAACCATATTCAGGCTTTAAGGCTCGCTACCGTGAAACGTGCTTTGGCGAAAGGCCAGTTGCAGACTGTGGCGATGCTGCTCAAAGATATGGGCGCGGTGATTGGAGAGGCTGCGCCAGAGCAGCAGGCAGCCGCCGCACCCACGCTGAATATCACCGTGGAAGACAAGCGCCAGGGCTAGGCAGCTGGCGGCTGCTGTGATACAATACGGGGAAGCTCACCACGCTTCCCACCATGAACCGCCTCCTGACCCTGGCCGCCCTGCTCACCGCTTGCGGTGTGCTCGCCATGGGCGCCGATAACCAGAACCGCCTGGAGCGCTGCGAGTCTGCCGGTCGATCCGCTGCCGAGTGTCGGCTGGTGGTGCTCGGCCGATAAGCTTTGCTGATGTTACAGTGTATTACAGTATGACCCGCTCGCCGGGTCTGCTGTACTACAATACGAGAGTAGTACAGGCACACCACGCCATGACGCTCACTACCGTCGCCGCTCTGCTGCTGGCGCTGCTCCTGCTCCCGCTGCTGATCCTGCTCTGGGCCAGCGAGTCTCGCCAGCAACGCGCCAGGCGCTGGCGCCGCGCCGGCCTGACGCAGCAGGCCATCGCCGACCGACTTGGCTGCAGCCGCACCACCGTGCGCCGCCTGCTAGCGGCCTGACGCCGGACTAGTACAACCGAACCACTACCGCCAGGGGGCGGGTTGCGGATCCGTGCGCGCGCGGTCAGGACCCTAGGAACCTACTGATATAACTCAAATTCCTTCCTCTGTTACACACCGGGGGAGGGGTTCAGATTCCTGCTATACACTAGAAGGTACCCCCCAGATAAAAATGCCCGAATCTGCTGGAGCACTCACCCTCCGCTACGCCCAGGGCGAAGTGTTCTCCAGTCGAAAACGCTTCAGAGTATTGGTAGCGGGCCGCCGATTCGGCAAGAGCTACCTGTCATGTATCGAGTTATTGCGTGGGGCGATCGAAAGGCCGGGCGAAACCTTTTTCTATGCCGCCCCTACATACCGGATGGCGAAAGACATTGCCTGGAAGGTAATGAAAAAGCTAGTCCCGAAAGCCTGGATCAAGAGCAAAAACGAGACGGACTTGAAAATCGAACTAGTGAACGGCAGCACGATTGAGCTGAAGGGCACCGAAAACGCAATGGCCCTACGCGGCCGCAGCTTGGCTGGCGTGGTGCTGGACGAAGCCGCGTTCATGTCCAGCGAAGTCTGGTTCGAGGTGATCCGCCCCGCCCTCGCGGACAAACAAGGCTGGGCCTTATTCATCTCCACCCCGGATGGTACCGCCAGCTGGTTCTACGAACTCTGGCAATACGCCGATAGCGGCGACGAGAACTGGAGCCGCTGGCAATTCACCACGATTGAAGGCGATAACGTCCCCCCGGAAGAGATTGAAGCCGCAAGAGGCCAACTCGACGCCCGCACCTTCCGCCAAGAATTCGAGGCGAGCTTCGAGAATCTCAGCGGTCTCGTCGCAGTTTCCTTTGGCGACGAAAACATCAGCACGGAAGCCGCCGACATTTCCGTCCTCCCCCTCTTGCTTGGCGTGGACTTCAACGTGGATCCCATGTCCGGCATCTGCGCCGTCCGCAAGGACGACACTCTTTACGTCTTCGACGAAATCATGCTCACTGGTGGCGCCACCACCTGGGATTTCGCGGAGGAAGTCACCCGCCGCTTCGGCGTGGATCGCCGCGTTATTGCCTGCCCGGACCCCACCGGCGGCGCCCGCAAAACCAGCGGCGTGGGCCTAACCGACCACAACATCCTCCGCCGGAGCGGTTTCAGCGTCTCCAGCCCCAAAGCCCCCTGGAAAATCCGCGACAAAATCACCTCCGTCAACACAGCACTACTGGATGCGACTGGAACCCGCCGCACCTACATCCACCCCCGCTGCAAAGAACTCATCAAGTCCCTTCGCACCCTGACGTACGCCCCCGGCACCGGCCTCCCGAACAAAAACCTTGGCGTCGACCACGCCTTCGACGCCTTCGGGTATTTATGCCTACAACAATTCAACCTCGCCAAGATCGGCACCCTCGGCCAAACCAACTACCGCCTCTACTAACCCGTCTTACACTGGTACAAAGCCCTTACGACATGGCCAAAAAACCAACAAAGGCCCAGAAAAAGGTCGAAAAGGTCATGTCCGAATACTCTGCTGGCACACTTAAGTCCAGCTCGGGCAAAAAAGTAACAAATCGGAAGCAAGCAATCGCTATTGCGCTATCCGAAGCCGGTAAATCCCGTAAAACACCCACCAAAAAAGGAGGCAAAAAGTAATGGCCGCCAAGAAAAAGGGCTTGTACGACAACATCAACGCAAAACGCAAGCGCATCGCTGCTGGATCCGGCGAAAAAATGCGCAAACCCGGCAGCAAAGGCGCCCCAACTGCTGCAGACTTCAAGAAAGCAGCCAAAACTGCGAAAAAACCGCGTAAATAACCATGGCCAAAGTCGCTGTAACCGCTACCGACCGCTACACCAACTTGGTGGAGCACACTGGCGCCTCAATGGCCGCCCTAGATGACTGGATGGAAGTCCCCGGCCACTCGGGCAGCTACACCTTCGCCGCCACAGTCACTGGCACGTCTACCTTCAAACTTGCGCTTGAAGCCAGCTTCAACGGCAACGGCAACTGGTTCACTATCGACACGGCCAAAACCATCAACTCCGCCGGTCAATACGTGTACTTCTACGACGGCAAACCCGCCGCCAAGATCCGTATACGCATCTCCCAAATCGACTCCGGAACCCCCGCAATCGTGCCCCACATTGCGGTCGCTTACCACGGCTAATGGCAATCCAAACAGTAAACGGAGGCTGTGTTCACATCGAAATTGATGCTGAAGACGGCCTAACGCACGCCACATTTGTATTTAAGACCCCACAAAACCCCGAAATCATCGGCGGTTTCGTCACTATGTTGACCCAAGGCATCGAAGTACTGGTGCCAATCACCGACCCCGACGACGAGGAGGACGACGATGATTGAGTACCGCGGCGAAAAATTTGAAGGCTATAACAAACCCAAACGCACCCCAAAACACCCCACTAAATCACACGTAGTCCTCGCAAAAGACGGCGACCAAGTAAAACTAATCCGCTTCGGCCAACAAGGCGTCTCTGGATCACCAAAGAAGGCTGGCGAAAGCGAAGCCGACCGCAAACGCCGCGAGGCGTTCCTCGCTAGGCACGCCGCTAACATAAAGAAGGGCAAAATGTCGGCCGCCTACTGGAGCGCCCGCGAAAAATGGTAACTAAATGACCTACGCAGTTCCCGGCCGTTATCCGACCCACATTGTCTCCACCACCTACGCGGGTGGCGCAGACAGCCCGTTCACACGCACTGCAAGCGTGCTGAGCATGATGAAGGGCTGGGAGATCATGAAAGCAGTCAGCCGAGGCACGGAATATCTCCGCGAGAACAGCGAAGCCTTCCTCCCACTGGAACCCCGCGAGGACTACACGGCCTACCTGAGCCGCGTCAACCGGGCAGTCTTCTCGCCGTATACACAGCGGTTGATTCGGGCTGCGGCAGGTCTGATTCTGCGCAAACCGATTGCACTGGAAGGTGATCCGTACTGGCGCGAAGTATTTGCGCGTGATGTGGACGGCCAAGGCTCGGATCTAGACGAATTTGCCCGCCGCCTGCTGATTTGCAGCCTGACCTACGGCCACTGCAACATGCTGGTGGATTTCCCGGCACCAACCGAAATCCGCAGCTTGGCCGAAGAACGTGCCATGGGTCGCCGCCCCTACTGGGTCGAGGTTGATCCACAGGACGTCTACGGCTGGCGCCTTGACCGCGAAGCCGCCTACGGCACCCTCACCCAAGTGCGCATCCACGAGCAAGCGGTGGTGCCCGAGGGACAATTCGGCGAAAAGGTCTATGACCAGATCCGCGTCATCTATCCAGGCCGCTACGAGGTCTACCGCCAACGCCAAGAACAAAAACCACTGGGACCCGGCTTCCGCGAACCCCTGAACAACAGCACCGACTACGAACTAATCGAATCTGGCACCTACAGCCTGAGCCAAATCCCATTCGTCACCACCTATAGCAACAAGGTCGACAACCTCGTCAGCCGCCCACCGCTGATCGACATTGCCTACCTAAACCTGGCTCACTTCCAACGCCAAGCCGACCTCATCCACAGCCTCCATATCGCCTCCCAGCCGATGCTGGTCTTGGAGGGCTGGGACGACCAGACCAAGGACATGGCGGTGAGCGTGAACTACGCCATGGCCACAGCGCCCGGCAACAAGGTCTATTACGTGGAGCCTGCGGCTAGCGCGTTTGAAGCCCAGAGCAACGAAATCCGCGAACTACAGCAACAAATGGCCACGCTTGGCATTAGCACGCTGAGCCAGCAGAAATTTGTCGCCGAGTCTGCCGACGCCCGCCGCCTGGATCGCGTCGACACCAACTCAATGCTGGCCGCCGTCAGCCTCGACCTGGAGCAATCCCTGCAAAAGGCGTTCGACTTTGCCGCTGAATATCTGGGTATTGAGCCCCCCGAGGTAAGCATCAGCCGCGACTTCGACATTGACCGCCTGATCGGCCAAGACGTCACCGCCATCACGGCCCTCTTCGACAAGGGCGTGATCACGCTGGAGGAAGTCCGCGCCATCTTGACCCAAGGCGAAATCCTCCCCTCGATGGAGCTAGGCGCTCTCCCCACCGAAGAGCCCGGCGAACTGGAATCCCAAGACGACGAATCCGAAGACGAGGAATCCCCCGGCGAGCAGGGAGACGAGTCTTCCCTGACCACAGACCGGATGGAACAACTGATGCAAGCCCTGCTGGGGCAGTGATCTGATGGCTAACGCAGCCGACTACCTCACGCTGGCGCAGGTAGCGACACTGCTGCGTCTGGCCAAACGCCTTGAGGCGATTGAAACGCAAGGACCACCAGCCCCCGGCGAACGAGGCCCTGCTGGCGCTGACGGTCTGCAGGGACCCCCAGGCCCGCAAGGCGAACCAGGACCACGCGGCCCTGCTGGAGCAACAGGTCCCCAAGGCGAAACCGGCCCCCGTGGCGAGCGCGGCGAAAAAGGAGATCGCGGTGAGGTTGGCCCAAAAGGCGAACGCGGCGAAATCGGCCCCGCCGGCCCTAACGGCCCCAAGGGCGACAAAGGCGACCCTGGAACACCCGGCCCGCAAGGTCCCGCCGGCATCAACGGCCTTAATGGCCCAACAGGCCAAAGCGCCTACGAAATTGCGGTCGAAAACGGCTTCAAGGGCACGGAATCCGAATGGCTAGAAAGCCTTGTCGGCCCCGCTGGTAAGAAGGGTAAGGACGGCGAAGACGGCATCAACGGCCGCCCCGGCATCGGAATCGCAAGCGGCGGCCTGACCGGCCAAGCCCTAATCAAAACCACCGACACCAGCTACGACACCGGCTGGGCCAACGTCCTGACCTCCACTACAACCGGCATCCCTGGAGCTACCAGCATCACAAACATCGTGAAGATCAGCCAAGTCGACTACGACGCCCTGCCCACCAAGAACGCCACCACCCTTTACGTAATCGTGTAGTGGCCTTCCGCATCGGCGACACCGAAGTCCAAGGCTTCTACCTTGGCACGACCGCCATCACCGAGATCTTCCTCGACACCACCGAGGTATTACCACAACCTGCCGGCAACTCCTTACTGCTCGAAAGCGGCAGTTACCTACTAACAGAGTCCGCCGCCTACATCGCCCTGGAACGCTTGCCGCTGATGCTTACGGAAAACGCAGAGCAATTCTTGACGGAGACAGGGGAGTTTATTGCCCTGGAAGCGGCTTAAAACCGTTCTACTCCTATACTACAAAAGTCAAACGGCGTAATTACGATGGCCGAATCGTTGGACTACGTGCTGCAACCGGACGGCAGCTACAAATGGCAAATGGTGGAACTCCGTGCCGAGGAGCTGTACAAGGTTGCGGAACCGGAGCCCGAAGTAACGGTCCGCAAGTACACCCGTAAGACCAAAGAAACCGAGACTGAAATTTGAGCATGGAAGAGCAAGTCATCGAGACGCCCGTGGCGCCTCAAGACCAGTCCGTGACTGGTGCCGACACCGCTCCCGCATTTGCAGCTCCGACACCTGCTACTGCCGAGTACGAGGCCCAAATTGCTGCCTTAAAGCAGCAAGCGATTGACGCCGAGGAACGTTTCCAAGGCATCAAATCAAAACTCGACGAGGTTTACAAACGCCAAGACGACCAGCGCCGCAAAACGTTGGAAGACCAAGGCCAATGGAAAGACCTCTGGGAGGAAGCCAACCGCACGGGCCAAGAAAAGGACCTTGAAATCGCGGACCTCAAGCGCCAGCTGGAGGACCTGCGCCACTCCAACGAAAACGCCGCCATCCGCACCAAAGCAATGGCTGCCATCAGCCAGGCTGGCGCAATCAACGCCGAGCAGATGCTGCAACTGTTGCAGAACAACATCCGCAAAAACGAATCCGGCAACGTCGTCATCCTTAACGGTGGCGTGGAGCAGGATCTAACCGGCTACTTGTCCAACTTGAAGAATCCGGGCTCGGGCTTCGAGCACCACTTCAAAGCAAGCAATGCCGCTGGAATGGGCGCAAAACCCAATCCAACATCAACTGTTGCCCCAGGATTAACGAACCCTTGGAAAGAGGGCACAGTTAATCTCACACAACAGATGCTAATTTCTAGTCAGGACCCTGACCTCGCAGCTGTGCTGAAGAGGGAAGCCGGCCTCTGATATCCGCATCCGTGATGCCCGCCAGATCAGTGATCTGGACCCCGCAAACCCCTTAACCCCCTGGAACTTAGAAATGGCCGCACCATTTCAGAATTATTCCGGCGGTGTCCTTCTGGCGGACATCGTAAAGCGGAATAATCTCAGCACCTACGTGTCTGAGGCTATTAAAGAGCGCAGCCTGTTCGTAAAGAGCGGCGCTGTTGTCCGCACTCCTTTGCTGGATGCCCGCGAAGGCGGCACCCGCATCCAAGTCCCCGAATTCAACCCCGTGTCTCCCACTGAGGAGATCATGAACGGGACGGCCACCTGGGGCACCAGCAACGCCGGCTATCTGACCCCTCAGAAGATCGGCACTGGCACCCAGATCGCCACCATCTGCCATCGCGGTTTCGCGTATGCAGTGGACGACGTTGCCATGCTCGCCGCTGGGGAAGACCCCATGCTGCACATCCGCAACCAGCTTGCCGATGCCATCAACAAGCTGAAGAGCCAGCGCCTGTTCAGCCAGCTCGCTGGTCTGTTCGGCACCGCTCTGAGCGCCAACGCACTGGACCTGGGCATCGCCGCCGCCTCCGGCGCGACCGAAGCCAACTTCCTGACCGGCGCCTCTGTGGCCCGTGCCCGCGCCCTGCTGGGTGAGCGCGGCGACGAACTCGACACCCTGGTTGTCCACCCCTCCGTGGGCTTCTACCTGTACCAGGTGGGCCTGCTGACCTTCAGCACCTCCGCACTGGCCGCTTCTGGCGCCGTGACCTGGGGTGGTGGCGGCGTGGGCATCGGTGCCCGCAGCATCGGCGAATTCGCCGGCTGCCGCGTGATCATCGACCCCTTGGTGAACACCGTTGCCCCTGGCACCGCTGGCCACCAGCGCGAGTTCTTCTGCTACCTGACCAAGGGCGGCACCATCCTGGAAGGCGTCCAGCAGGACCTCCGCATCGAAGCCGACCGCAACATCCTGTCCAAGCAGGACGTGCTCTCGGTCGACTATCACGAGGCCTACCACGTGATGGGCACCAAGTGGAACGATGCTGGCGACAACCCGACCAACGCCGCACTTGCCACCGCCGGCAACTGGGCTGCCACCTACGACATCGACCTGATCCCCCTGGTTCAGCTCACCGTCAACAGCCCCCTCGACACCAGCACCATCTGATAATCAGAGTGCGTGTAGCCCGGCCCCACTTCGGTGGGGCTTTTTTATTGCCGCTACACTGAAACAAAAGCGTGCTAAGTAGCTGTGCCTGCGACGATCAACGCCACTTTGAGTAGCGCGTCGGCCAACAGCTAC